CTACACCATCCAGCCGCCTGCCCAAACCACGCGACCGATAATGCGCAGCTCTGACAGTCGATCCTTGGGAACAGTCATCGGCTGATACTCACGGTTATGACTGATGATCAGCACTGAGCCATCGAACTGGCGTTGCAGTCGCTTGGCGTAGAGGTGCTCATCGAGCAGCACCACATAGACACCCTCACCCTCTAGGGTGTTGCGGCCCTGGTCGATCATGACGGTATCGCCGTCTTCCAGTAGGCCTGTCATCGAGTCGCCATCCACGCGCAAGCACGCCAGGTCGGCTTGGTTCAGCCCCTTCTTCCTCAGGCTGTAGCGAGTGAACGCCAGTTGCACCAGCACCTGTGCGCGCTCATTCCAGGCGCCGCTACCGGCACTGCAACGCGCGTCGTAAAGCGGAATGTGTGCATAGGCTTCGTCCAGCTCAGCCGGCGCAGTAGCGGCCGGCGAGCCGCAATACATGCTCCCGCTCCCAGTTGCGACCCAGTCCAGGGACACACCTTTTGCCGCAGCCAAGCGGGCCAGAGAGTCGAAAGCGGGCATCCCTTCCTCAGCGAGCCAGCGCTGGAGCGTGGAAAGCGCAACGCCAGCGGTCTGGGCTGCCTGCTTCCTGGATGGATACAGGTCTGCCACCGCCTCGATGCGGGTTCCGATTCCCGTATTCGGGAACGGAACCGAATTTGCGCCTTGTTCCTTTTGTTCCGAATCTTCGTAAGTCATTGATATTTAATGCCTTAGCCCATTTTTGGGATGCAAAGTCTCGTATTGAGGAATCGGAACTATCCGAATACGGGTTGACTATTCCCGTATTCGGGTTATGTTTATGCCCAAGGACAGGTTAGACGTCCCGAAAAAGCCACCTTTCGGTGGCCGCAATAACAGGACAAGGGCATGAACATTTCCGAAATTCCAAGCGAACCCACCCTCCGCTGGGAGTGGATCAAGTTTCAGCTGAGGGCCAGGGGGTCATCCCTGGCCAAACTCGCCGAAGACTTGGCCGTCACTCCCCAAGCCGTGAAGAACGCCAAGCGCCAACCCTATCCCCGTGTCGAGCGAGCAATCGCCAGCGCGCTGAGCCTGGAGACCTTCGAACTCTGGCCCGAACGCTGGAATGCCGACGGCGTGCCGCATCGGCAAAGGCCGAAGCGAGCAGAAGTTATGGGATCGCAAGCTCGAAAGCATAACCCAGCTTATGACCTTGGGCACCGTAAAACAGGGACGGATAACTAAACATGCGTCACGGTAAAGACACCCGCACCCTCGACCTGTTCGAGATACCGCAGCCGGTTCTGGCCGTACCGGGTCAAGGCAACTACTCCATGCAGGTCAGTGAACTGGTGGGCGAAATGCTCAAAGCCAGTGATCTGGACCGCTACGAAATTGCCGCACGCATGTCGCGTCTTTCGGGCGATGACGTCAGCAAGGCCATGCTCGACGCTTGGTCTTCCCCGGCTCGGGTCGATCACAACTTGCCTCTCTATCGTGCAGCGCTGCTGGAGGAAGTCTGCGCCAGCCACGTCCTGACCAACTGGCTAGTCAGCCTGCGCGGTGGACGTGTCGCTTATGGACGTGACGCGCTGCTCGCAGAGTTGGGGCGTCTGGAGCGCATCCGCGAGGAAGCGGCCCGGCAGTCCCGCGAACTCAAGCGCCGGATGGGAGAGTGACCATGAGTCAGTGGTTCACGCCCCAGGAGCTTGCGGGGATGGCAGGAATGCCGGGCACCGAGCGTGGCGTACGCAAGCTGGCTGATCGCTCGGGCTGGGAAGGCCAGCGCCGCCTTGGCTCCAAGGCAATCGAGTACTCGTTTGCAGTTCTCCCCGCCGAGACCCAGGCCGCCCTGGTGGCGCGCCTGGTCCAGCAGGAGCAGCCGGCTCAGTCGCCTGCCCCGAGCGCCCCGCACACCCTGATTGCGCCTCAGCGTGACGGTGTTTCCGTGTCACGGCTGACCGACGATCAACGCGAGGTGATGGCCGCGCGGGTGTCGATCATTCGCGAGATTGAGCGCATGAGCCAGATGGTCAGCCAGCAGCGGGCCATCCTGACGCTGGTGGAGCTGGCGCGCGATGGCAAGCTCAACCACTACCTGGCCAAACAGGTCGAGCGAGCCAACGACCGCAAGAACGCTGATCGGACCCTCAGCGAGCGCACACTCAAGCGCTGGCTGGCAGACTTCCGCAAGGATGGCGAAATTGCCCTGGCGCCCGCCCGCCGCAAGCCCGACATGACGCTGCCGGTGTGGGCCCCGACCTTCCTCAAGCACTACCAGCGCCCGCAGAAGCCCAGCGTCGAGGCGGCCTATGCCGCCTTCAAGGTCGACTATCCGGGCTGCCCCAGCATTCACGCCGTGCGGCGGATGCTGGCCAAGATGCCGCCGCAGGTGCGCGAGCAAGGCCGGATCGGCGCACGGGAAATCAAGTCGCTGAAGGCGTTCAATCGGCGCACGGCCGACATGCTCTGGCCCAATGACGTCTGGATCGCGGACGGCCACACATTCGACGCCGAGGTACTCAACCCGCTTACCGGCCAGGTCTTCCGGCCCGAAATCACCATGGTTATCGACTGGGGCACCCGGCGCATCGTCGGCTTCTCCGTCAACCTGGCCGAGTCGACCCTCGCGACGCTCGACACCCTGCGCGACGGCGTGAGCCGGGTCGGCATGTACAAAGTGCTGTACGTGGACAACGGCAGCGGCTTCGACAACGCCGTCGTCTATGAGGTCAACGACCGACTGGGCGGCACCATCACCCACTCGCTGCCGTACAACTCCCAGGCCCGTGGCGTGATTGAACGCCCCCACAAGACCATCCTGGTCCGCCTGGCCAAGGCCTTCGACAGCTACATCGGCGCCGACATGGACAAGGAAGCGGCGACCCGCGTCCACCGCCAGTCCCGCCGGCAGATCGCCCAAGGATTGCAGCCGAAGCACATCCCCACCTTTGCGGACTTCTTTGCCGCCTTGCAGCAGGCGCTGGACACCTACAACCACGCCCCGCATCGGGGGCTCCCCAAGGTGCGCGACCTCGAAAGCGGGAAGATGCGCCATCAAAGCCCGATGGAGTCCTGGAAGTCGGCGCAGGCCGACGGCTGGGAGGCGCTGAAGGCCGACGCCGCCGTGGTTGAAAGCCTGGTGCGGCCGCAGGTGGTGCGCACCACTAACCGCGCAGAGGTGCGCCTCTTCAGCAGCGTGTATTTCCTGCGCGAGCTGGAGCCCCTGCACGGCCAGGAAGTCCGCGTTGCCTATGACTTCCGCGACGCCAGCCGCGTATGGGTCCACACCCTGGACGGCGAACTGATCGGCGAGGCGCAGCGCGATGGCAACGCCAGCCCCGCAATGCCGCAGAGCCTCATAGACCGCGCTACCGCGAAGCGCGAGCAGGGCCAACTGGCACGACTGGTCAAGAAAGCCAAGGTCGTGACCGGCCAGGACGTCGAGCTGCACGTCGTGCCAAAGGCCGCGCCAGTTGCCGCGATTCCCGCCGAGCAGTTGGCCGAGGCCCGCCGGCTCGCCGCTGCCCCGGCCGACGCCTTCCAGGTGCCCGGCGACTCAATGTCCCGTTACCGCCTGTGGACGCGGCTCGACGCCCGCATCGCGTCCGGCGAGCTGCTGGACGAAGAGGCCAGCCGCTGGCACCGCAGCTACCCCGACACCCCCGAATACCTCGACATCCTCGACATGTACGAATTCACGGCCGCCTCAACGGCCAACGCTTGACCAGGAGTAACGCACGATGACTACCAAAATCGCCCCCCTTACCAACGTCGGCCTGCTCACCAGCGCCATCAACCGCGCCATGCTGCGCCCCGCTGGCCTGCCTGGCCTGGTCGTCATGTACGGCCCCACCGGCTACGGCAAGTCCATTGCTGCCAGCTTCGCCGCCAACCGCCACCGCGCCTACTACGTCGAATGCCGCGAGGCCTGGACCCGAAAGGCCTTCCTGCTGGGCGTCCTGCGCGAGATGGCCATCACCCCGGCCCGCACCCTGTCGGAGATGGTCGACCAGATCGCCGAGCAGCTCAGCCGCAGCGGCCGCCCGCTGATCGTGGATGACGTCCAGTACCTGGTGGACAAGGCCGCCGCGAACATCCTCACCGACCTCTACAACGCCAGCCAGGGCACCATCGTCCTGATCGGCGAGGAACGTGTCCCCGCCAGCCTGGCCCGCCTGGAGCGCCTGCACAACCGGGTCCTGGAATGGGTGCCGGCCCAGCCCGCCGCACTGGAGGACCTGCGCGAGCTGGCCGAAACCACCTATCCCAACCTCACCCTGGCCGACGACCTGCTGGACGACCTCAACCGCCAAGTGCGCGGGTGCCTGCGCCGGGCCGTCGTCAACCTGTACCAGGTCCACACCCAGGCGCAGGCAGCAGGCGTCACCACCATGGACCTGGCGGCCTGGGGCAAGCGCGGCTGGTTCACTGGCGAGGCCCCGGCCCGGAGGATCGCCTGATGCGTACCGGCAAGCGTCCCGTCCACCTGTCCATGGCCGGCGGCCTGCTGCCCCGGCAGCACATGTGGCAGGCCATCCGTACCCTGGCCCGCAGCGACGTAGCACTCACCACCTACAACGTATCCCGCCGCAGCGGCCAGGATGATGAGGCGGTGCGCGACTACCTGCGGGCGCTTTGCAAAGCCGGCATCGTCGGCCAGGTGCGCGCCATGGGCCGCGATGCCCTGTGGGAGCTGCTCCAGGATGAAGGCGCCGAAGCGCCACGCGTCAATCGCAAGGGCGAGCGCCAGCCTCCCGAGGCCGTCGAATGCATCTGGCGTGCGCTGCGCATCCTGGGCGAGCTGAGCGCGGCCGAGGCAGCAGCACAGGCCCAGGTGGGCGGCGCCTCGATCAGCGACGGCGCGGCCCGCGTGTACCTCCAGGGCCTGGCCCTGGCCGGCTACGTCACCCGCGAGGGCGGCACCCCAGGCAACCCCGCGCGCTATCGGCTGATGCCTGGCCGTAACACCGGCCCGCTGCACCCCATCTACCAGCGCAGCACCTATGAACAGGTCTACGACCCGAACCTGGACCAGGTGGTGTGGGCCAAGGGGCAGGACAGCCTGGCGGCTTTGCGCGCCGAGAACCGGCGCATGCGCGAGCTGCTGGCGATGGTCGCGGGTCGTGGGCTGTCCCTCACGCTGACGGAGGGCGAGCTGGCCGACATCGAGGCCGCCCTTGCGCAGGGGGACCGCCCATGAGCAGCGCCGCCCGCGTCGACCTGTCCGCATGGGGCGAGGTGCCCCCGCAGTGGATCGCGCTGCTCGCCCGCGAGGTGGAGCGCAGCACCCGCAGCCGCGTGGCCGAGCGTGTCGGCATCAGCCGCACGGCGGTGACCCTGGCCCTGCAGAACCGCTACCCGTCCCCCAGCACGGCGCGCATCGAGCGCCGCGTCCTGGAAGCCCTCGGCCGTATCGAGTGCGTCGCCCTGGGCGAGGTCATCGACAGCACGCAGTGCCAAAGCTACCGCGAGCGCCCAGCACCAACCCACAACCCGCCCGCCATGCAGCACTGGCGGGCCTGCCAGCACTGCCCACACAACCCCAACTGTACGGAGAAGAGCCATGGCCGCCACTGAGCCGCGTCCCCTTGTCGTGCTGACCAGCGCCCTGCGGGCCAACCTCGCCCAATTCAACGGCGCCGCCCGCGAGTTGCAGCGGCTGGGGGTGCGCATCGCCGCGTTCCACCCCGTCGAGAACCGCCTGGAGGTGGGCCCGGCCGATGGCCGCTGGCTTCTGGAACAAGGGCTGATCGTCGGCGGCTTTCATCGGCACCCCAGCGCCGGCAGTACCCGATACAGCGTGCTGTTCCGGGGCGTAACCCTGGAATGGCGCGAGCCCATTAGCTACCGCGACACCATGCATTGAGCAGGAGAGACACACGATGCAATCCCCCGAAATTCAACCTGGCCTGTGGCGCGACGCCCAGGGCCGCCTGGTCCCCATCGAGATGATCAAACCCATCGACCTGGAACGCGACCGGCTAGTGCGCCAACTGGTGGGCCGCGCCTACGAACTCAACCAGGAGCTGGCCCAGTTCAAGGCCGCCGCGTTCGGCGATGTCGACGCATTCGTCGACCTGAGCGCGGAGCAGTACGACGTTCACCTGGGCGGCAAGAAGGGCAACGTCACGTTGGTGACGTTTGACGGCCGTTACAAGGTCATCCGGGCCAAGGCCGACAGCATCGTCTTTGACGAACGCCTGCAAGCCGCCCGCGCCCTGATCGATGAATGCCTGGCCGACTGGACCGTGGGCGCCCGCTCCGAGGTCAAGCTGCTGATCAACGACGCATTCCGCACCGACACCAAGGGCGAGATTCGCACCGCCAGCGTCCTGGCCCTGCGCCGCTTGGCCATTGAGGACGAGCGCTGGAAACGCGCCATGACCGCGATTGGCGAAGCCTGCCAAGTGGCCAGCACCACGTCCTATCTGCGCCTCTACGAGCGCGTAGGCGATACCGACCAGTACGTCCCCATCAGCCTGGACATCGCCAAGATCAATCCGGAGGTGCACTGATGCGCATGCTCATTGCCCGCGTACGCGCCGCAGCGGGGGGCGCGTACATCGCCACAATCCCCGGCACCAAGCTGCGCGCCACCAGCACCCAGGATGCCCGCTTTGCCGCCCAGGCCGTCGCGCGTAAGCAGTTCCAGGGGGCCGAGTCCATCACCGCAACCCTTGAGGCCCGTGACGACCAGGGCGTCGAGCTGTGGCAATGCCGAGTCGAGGTGGAGTGATGCGAACCCACATCCGTAACTTCCACGACACCACCCGCGACGAACCCATCGCCCACAGGACCGACGTACACCGCCGCGAGTCCGACCGGCTGGCCGCCCTGACGGCCGAGTTCCTGGCCCGTGGCGGCGCAATCGAGCGGGTCGGCTTCCAGATGAGCGACAAGCCGCAGACGTTCGTCATCAGCCCCCACCTGCCGCAGACGGTGGAAGAGCGCGAAGAGCCGCCGCCCCCGGTGGCCGAAGTGATCCGTTCGGCCCAGCCCGAGCGCAGCCTCTCAGGTGACGACCTACTCGCATCAAGGGTGATGGCCGAGGCTGCCCTGGGGCATGCCCCCAAGCGCATCGCCTTCCGCCTGGGCCTGACCGAAAAGCGCGTCCGTCAACTGGCCCGCCAGTACCACATCCAGTTCAAGAGCCAACGATAAGAAGGAGCCGCAAATGGCCAAGTTCGTATTGATCATCGAGGACACCAAGGCGGGGCAGGTATCAGTCACCGTCGACAAGAGCGAAGCCCCCATTTCCATTCTCGGACGGGCAACCAAGGCCGGCGCCCTGGCAGTGCAGCTGCAACAGCTGGCAGAGGTGGAATCCGTCATCTCCCGTGTCCCGGTCTGCGCCCTGATGCCGGCCGCCCACACCCTCCATTGACCAGGTAGGCCGAGGCACGAAATGGAACAGAAAGATTGGGACGACCTTGAGGCGCAGATGGCGAGCCCTTGGGGGCACATGAAACTGAGGTGCGATCAGTACGAAGTTTCGCTCGCCCAGGAGGCCGATACGAAGAGCCGCAAATGGGCGACGACGGTCTATGTGGACGGCGTTCTCAACGGAGCCTGGTGCATCGCCAGCCGCAGCGGCGAGGCGCAGCACGATGAAGCGCGGCGCTTCATGCGCAGGACCAGTAGCGCCATGTTTAGCGCGAAGGAGATCGAGAGATACCGCAAGGTCTTCGGGAAGCGGGAAGCCGACAAAATGGCCGCCAAGCGCTTCGTCTACTTCCGCGCTGATTGGACCAGCTTCAACAGCCTGAAAAAGCACCTGCTGGCCAACAACACGAGCATCGAGCGCATTCACTGAGCGAAACCGCCCCGGCCAAGCCGGGGATGGTCTGCCGGGCGTGGTGGCCCGGTACTGAAGAGCAGCCAGCATGAGCACACGAAACGACAAAATCCGGCGGCAGGACGCCCTTCGCCAACAGGCGAAGCGCAACCGCGAGGCTGCCCATCGCGCTGCCGTAGGCGCCGAGCGGACATCGTTCATCACCTACCGCAGCACCCGTGCCGACCTGGAGCAGATGCAACAGGTGGCGGAAATCGAAGAACGCGACGAGGCCATCACCCTGGCCATTCGCTACATGGCGGGCCTGGCCCGCCGCGACCCGGAGGCCTTCCTGGCCGCCATGGACCCGAGGAATCCGGTATGAGCGCCGCAGCCCGAAAGATTCAGATCGCCCGGCGCCAACTGGGCATGGATGACGACACCTACCGCGCCATGCTGATGCGCACCGTAGGCGCAACGACATCCAAGGGCCTGACGCCACGGCAGATCGGCCGCGTGCTGGCCGAGCTGGAGCGCCTCGGGTTCCAGCCCACCAGCCCCAGGAAGTCGCCCGCAGGCCGCCAGACTGCCGAGCCCGCCCCCGAGCGTGCCGCCCTGATCGGCAAGATCAACGCGCAGCTTGCCGAGGCCGAGCGCACCATCGCCTACGCCGACGGCATGGCGCGGCGCATGTTCCAGGTCGAGCGCGTGGAGTGGTGCGACCCCGACCAACTGCGCCGCCTGGTTGCCGCCCTGGCCTATGACGCAAAGCGCCACGGGAGGCGGCAGTGAACCTGGAGCAAGTGCGGGCGTGCCTGCCCGCGCAGATTCGCGAGATCGCCGAGGCCATTGGCCTGCCCGCCACCCAACGCCTGGTCGAAGAACTGGGCGGCACCACCTGGCCGGTGGCCCGAGGCGTCAACCGCCTGGGGATCATGCGCCACGAAGCGCTGACGGAGATCGTGGGCCCCGAGGCAGCGGATATCATGGCCAAGCGCTGGGGCAACGTTCCGTTGTACATTGCGCGCTGCGCGGAGCCCCTGCGCCGCCTGCGTGACCTGGAGATCCACCGCCAGTTCGAACAGGCTGTCCGTGAAGGGGTTTCCAGCACCACCGTGGTCAACGAACTGGCTCGCACCTACGGGCTGAGCGACCGCCGTATATGGAAGATTCTCAAGCAGGCACCGTCCCCGGACATGACGGGCGACCTGTTCCACTGAAGCCGGCAGGGCGGCATCATCCGGGCCTTGCTTGACCAGGGAGTTTGGAGACTCGCATGAACAAGGTGTTGAAGGTTGCCGTCTTGGCTTGCTTGCCTGCTCTGTCATTTGCAGAGGTGGAGAGCGCTTTTACTGATGCAGAGGCAGCCGAGAAGGCGAAGGCCTTTCTGAGGGATGCACTAGAGATGCGCGCGCCCGTAGGGAAGCTGTGCGCAGCGAAGGACGAGACGAAGCTCAATGCAATCTCAAACAAGCTGATTGATCGACTGAAGGAATGGCCAGACGACCACCTGAAGTACAGAGCGTTGTTTCCCTACAGCGACTGCAAGCAGGTGATGATGGACCTGCAGGCCTACGCGGCCATATGCGCGCTCGGGAAGTATCGAGGAGAAGCGCCCAGTTATGATCAGCGCCGCTGGAAGGAAGACACGGCAGCTTGTGCCGCTGCCATCAAGAACCCTGACCTCACCCTCAAAGACATTGAGTAGGAAAAGGAAAATGTACCGCCTGTTTCTTGCCGCCTTGCTCATGGTGGCGACCTGCGTCCAAGCTGACCAGGACCCACTCACCGAAATGACGCTTGAGTCGTTCCGCGAGGCAGCTGCCACCCACACGTCCACGGACCTGGAGCAACAGGCCAAGCTCATGATGCAGGTTAAGAACGGGCTGTCCCTCTACCGTGACGGTGCCTTGCAGGAGTCCGACAAAGCAGCACTCAAGGGCATGATTGCGCGTCAGTTGGCTGCGGCTAACGCCGCCCTCGGCAAGGGCCCCGAGAAGCGTCAAAAGCTGGCCGTTGTCATGCGCGATAATGCGCAAGCCGCCCAGCAGGTGCTCAGCCTGAACCCAACCGCCCCAGGCTTCACCTCCAAGATGAGCGACTATCACAACGGCATCGGATACAAGGCATACCGATACGCCCAGGACATCGGCATCGAGCAGCGCTAAACGAGGCCCCGCAAACGCGGGGCCTTTCGTTTCTACTGAACCCCGTCACTCTACAGTCGCCCCCCTCATGCCGCCGAACATGGCGGCATGAACACTCAACCCCACCACCCCCTACGCACCCCGCGCGACTACGCCGCCGCCATCCTGGCGGAGGTGGATCGCTCCGCGCGGGAGGCCATCCTGGCGCGCTGCCCGCCTGAATGGCGGGACCAGGTTGAAACCCACGTCCGCGACGCCTGGGAGAAGCGCCAGGCCTACCTCCGGCACCGCCGCGAAGGCCGAGCCGCTGCCCACCAAAAGCCCCCGGCAGCACCCCGCCAGAACGTACTCAACAGCGTTATCCACCCCACTCGCTCGGCGCCGGAGGTGGGCAACGCTCACCTGGCCGCGCTCCGGGCGCTGTGCACGCGAGGCCCCGAATGAGCCTGAGAACCCGAATCGCCCAGGGCAGCCTGGTGCTGGCCAGCGCCGGCCTGGTGGCCTTCCTCGGCACCTGGGAAGGCACCGGGCAGAACACCGTCTATCCCGACGCACTGGCCCAGGACCTGCCCACCGTCTGCAAAGGCATCACTGCCCATACCAGCCCGTACCCCGTCGTGATCGGCGACTACTGGTCCGACGCACGCTGTGCCGAGGTCGAGGCGCTGGTCATAGCCCGAGGGCAGTTGGCGCTGGCCGACTGCATCACCAACGACCAGATCAGCCAAAAGGTGTTCGACGCCCTGTCCAGCCATGGGCACAACGTCGGCACCCCCGCCACCTGCGCCAGCCGTGCCGTGGGCCTGATCAATGCAGGCCGGGTGGCCGATGGCTGCCGTGCCCTCGCCTGGGGCGCCGACGGCCGCCCCGTGTGGGCCTACGTCACCGACGCCAAGGGCCGCCGCGTATTCGTGCGCGGCCTGCACCGCCGCCGCCTGGCCGAGATGCGCCAGTGCCTGGAGGGCGCGTGATGCCGCCCGCGCTCCGACACGCCCTGGTCGTCGGCGCCATGGTTCTGATCGTGGTGGGCCTGCTGGCCGTACTCAGTGCGGCCTATCGCGCCGGCTACACCACGGCCACGGCCGAGGGCGAGGCAGCACTGGAAAAGCTGCGCACCGAGCACGCCCAGGCCGATACCAGGCGCGCCCTACAGGCCGCTGCCGATGCCAAAGCCGCCGCCAATGCCCTGCGTGAACAGACCCAACGGGCCGACCAGGCCGCCGCCCAACTGGCCGCCCAGCAGCGCCAGCACCGCCAAACCACCGACCGCCTAACCGGAGAGATTGCCCGTGTTAACGACCTCTACCAGGCCGCGCTCGATGCGCCGCCTGAACCCCTTCCTGCTTGTGTGTTCACTCGCGGCTTTGTCCGCGTGTGGAACGAGGCCACCGGCGCCGCAGTGCCCGCCGCCGAACATCCCGGCGGAACTGCTGCGACGCCCCCCGATGCCCGAGCCGCTGACCGCCTCGACGCCGGCATCGACCGCGCCGACCTGCTGCGCCACCACGTCCGCTACGCCGAGCAGTGCAAAGGCATTGCCGACCAGCTCAACGCCCTTATCGACATCGTCCAGGAGGACCGCTGATGGCCTTTGAACTGAGCGAGCTGATCGGCTGGGGCGGCGGCATGTTGTCCGTGTTCGCCACCGTAGTGGTGGCGCTGGTCAAGCTGCTGCTGGCCCAGTTCGAGAAGCGTCTGGCCGAACGCTTCGCCGCCCAGGACGCCGCACGCACCGCCGCCGCTGCCCATTGGGATCAGAACTTCACCCAGGTCCTGGAGCGACAGGAAAAGGACGCCCAGGCCCTCGCACAGTTGGAGCGCGCCTTCCTGAAGTTCCAGGCCGAGCTGCCCGTCAACTACGTCCGCCGCGAAGACTGGGTGCGCGGGCAATCCGTAATCGAGGCCAAGCTCGATGGCTTGGCCCTGAAGTTTGAGAACGTCCTGCTGAAAGGAGCCCGCAATGATTGACCCCGCCAAGGCACGCCGCGAGAGCTTGCGCTGGTACATCCTGCTGACCCTCAACACCTCGCGCCCCATCGACCCCCATGAGGAAGTGGTCCTGAGCATGGTGCAGTGCATCTACACCGACGCAACGCCCATGGAGCTGCGCAAGGAACTGGACTACCTGGCAGACCGCTCGCTGGTAACCCTGGTCAAACAGCCCAGCGGCCCCTGGATTTGCGGCCTCACCTCCCTGGGCGTGGACGTGGTCGAGTACACCGTCGCGTGCCACCCCGGCATCGCACGCCCCGAGAAGTACTGGGCGGGGAGCTGACATGCCGCCCCGCAGCAAGGTCGCCCAACTGCCCGCCGAGGTTAAGGCCTGGCTGGACCAGTCGCTGGTGGAAGCCAACTTCAGCGGCTACGAAGCCCTGTCGGCCGAGCTGGCCGAGCGCGGCTACAGCATCGGCAAGTCCGCCTTGCACAGCTACGGCCAGAGCTTCGAAGAGCGCCTGGCCAGCCTGCGCATGGCCAGCGAGCAAGCTCGCGCCGTGGTCCAGGCCGCCCCCGACGATGAAGGCGCCGTCAACGAAGCCCTGGTGCGCCTGGTCCAGGAGAAGCTGCTCCAGGTGCTGCTGGCCGCCGACGGCAAGCTGGATATCGGCAAGGTCGGCAAAGCCGTGGCAGAGCTGGTCAAGGCCTCCGTGGTGCAGAAGAAGTGGAGCGCCGAGCACCGCCGGGCCATCCGCGCGGAATTCGCCGCCGAAGCGGCCGAAGCCGTCAGCGAAGAGCTGCGCGGGCAGGACGGCATGAGCGAGCAGCTGGAAGAACGCATTCGCGGCATTCTCCTGGGGAAAGCCTGATGGCCATGCGCGCGACCACCGACAAGGCCGCCGACGGGCTCCAGGCCCTGGGCGCCCCCCGCCTGATCAACCTGGCCGAGGAAATGGCGCTGCACGGCGTCGACGTGCCCCAGGAGATCGGCGAGGCGCAACCGGCGAACGAGCCGGTCTTTCTGCCGTACCAGCAACGCTGGTTCGAAGACCAGAGCCCCATCATGATTGCGGAGAAGTCCCGCCGCACCGGCCTGACCTGGGCCGAGGCCGGGCGCAACGTGATGAACGCCGCCAAGCCCCGCCGCCGGGGTGGCTGCAATACCTTCTACGTGGGCAGCCGGCAGGAGATGGCGCTGGAGTACATCGCCGCCTGTGCGCTGTTCGCGCGTGCGTTTAACGAGCTGGCCGAGGCCGACGTCTACGAGCAGACCTTTTGGGACGAGGGCAGGAAGGAGGAAATCCTCACCTACATGATCCGCTTCCCCCGCACCGGCCGGAAAATCCAGGCGCTGAGCAGTCGCCCCAGCAACCTGCGTGGCCTCCAGGGTGACGTGGTGATCGATGAAGCGGCCTTCCACGAGTCCCTGGCCGAGCTGCTCAAGGCCGCCTTGGCCCTGACCATGTGGGGCAACAAGGTGCGCCTCATCAGCACCCACAACGGCGTCGACAACCCCTTCAACCAGTTCATCCAGGACGCCCGCGAAGGCCGCAAGGACTACAGCGTCCACCGCATCACCCTCGACACCGCCATCGCCGAGGGCCTGTATCGGCGCATCTGCTACGTCACCGGCCAGGCCTGGTCGCCTGAGGCGGAAAAGGCCTGGCGGGATGGCCTGTACCGCAACGCCCCCAACACCGAGTCGGCCGACGAGGAATATGGCTGCATCCCCAAGAAGAGCGGCGGCGCCTACCTGTCCCGCGTACTCATCGAGCAGGCCATGGTGGCCGACCGCTCCATCCGCATCTACCGCTACGAGGCCCCGGAAGGCTTCGAAAGCTGGTCACCCGGCCAGCGCCAGGCCGCCGTCGACGCCTGGTGCCTGGAGAACCTGGCCCCCGAGCTGGCCCGCCTGGACCCGCGCGACCGCCACAACTTCGGCGAAGACTTCGCCCGGCGTGGCGACCTGACCGTGTTCTGCCCCCTGGCCGTCAAGCCGAACCTGCGCAAGCGCGTGCCGTTCCTGGTGGAGCTGCGCAACCTCACCTACGAGCAGCAGCGCCAGGTCCTGTTCTACATCTGCGACCGGCTGCCCCGGCGCGGTGGCATGGCCTTCGACGCCACCGGCAACGGCGGCTACCTGGCCGAACAGGCGGCCCTCAAGTACGGCACCGACGTGGTGGACCAGGTCCACCTGTCCGCGTCCTGGTATCAGGAATGGATGCCCAAGCTCAAAGGCGAGTTCGAAGCCGCCAACCTGGAGCTGCCCCGGCACCAGAACACCCTGGACGACCTGCTAGCGGTCAAGGTCGTGGCCGGCATCCCCTCCATCGACAAGGGCCGCCAGAAAGACCAGGACAGCCAGACCGGCAAAGGCAAGCGCCACGGCGACATCGCGGTGGCCCTGGCCATGGCCATACGCGCCTCCTGGATGGAAGGCGCCGCCATCGACTACACCCCGGCCCCCAGCTCCCTGAGCCGGTGGGAGGGCAACGACGACGATTCGGGCGGCTGGACAGGCGCCTGGTAGGAGACACCATGGTCAACATCGTTGACATCCACGGCCGCCCCCTTGAGCGGCAGACCCTCGCCGAACAGCAGACGGCACGCCTCTCCCAGCTGCACAGCGAATACGCCGACCACCCATCCAGCGGGCTGACCCCGCCACGGCTGGCGTCGATCCTGCGGGAGGCCGAACAGGGCAACATCCGCGCGCAGTGCGAACTGTTCCAGGACATGGAGGAAAAAGACGCCCACCTCCTGGCCGAGATGGGCAAGCGCCGCCGCGCGCTGACCACGGTGGACTGGCAGGTCCAGCCGCCGCGCAACCCCAGCGCCGCCGAGAAGGCCGAAGTCGAATGGCTCAATGAACTGCTCCAGGACCTGCCCGACTTCGAGGACCTGCTGTTCGACATGCTCGACGCCATCGGCAAGGGCTTTTCCGGTATCGAGCTGGACTGGCAGCGCGTCGGCCGCGAGTGGATGCCGGCGGCCTTCAACTACCGCGAGTCGTCCTGGTTCCAGTTCGACCCGCAAACCCGCACCGAGCTGCGCCTGCGGGACGGCACACCCGAGGGCGAGCCCCTGAACCCCTTTGGCTGGATCGTCCACACCCACAAGGCGAAAAGCGGCTATGTCGCCCGAGGCGGGCTGTACCGCGTGCTGGCCTGGCCGTACCTGTTCAAGAACTTCAGCGTCCGCGACCTGGCCGAGTTCCTGGAGGTCTACGGGCTGCCCGTGCGCCTGGGCACCTACCCCGAAGGCGCCAGCGCCGAGGAAAAGGCGACCCTGATGCGCGCCGTGGTGAACATCGGCCACCACGCCGCCGGCATCATCCCCAAGGGCATGGCCATCGAATTCAAGGATGCCGCCGCCGGCAGCCACCAGCCCTTCGACTGGATGGTTACCTGGGCGGAAAAATCGATGTCCAAGGCCATCCTGGGCGGCACCCTCACCACCCAGGCCGACGGCCAGGCCAGCACCAACGCCCTCGGCAACGTGCATAACGAGGTACGGCACGACCTGCTGCGCAGCGATGCCAAACAGGTCGCCACGTCCATACGCCAATACCTGCTGTACCCGCTCCTGGTGCTCAACCGCGCCGGCAACCGGGACCCAAGGCGGCTGCCGCGCTTCGTGTTCGATGTGATGGAAGCCGAAGACCTGGGCACCTATGCCGAGGCGCTGCCCAAGCTGGTGTCGTCCGGCATGCGCATCCCCGAGACCTGGGCCCACGACAAGCTGCGCATCCCCCTGCCGGGCAAGGACGACCGCGTCCTGACCGCCCCCCAGCCCGAGGCCACCGCCCAGGCAGCGGCCCGCGTCGCGGCGCTGAAGGCCGAAGCACCCGCCGACCCACTGGCCGACCTGGCCGACGTGCTGGCCAGCGAGTGGGAGCCGGTCGCCACCCTGGTGGAGCCCGTGCAAGCGCTGCTGGCCAGTTGCACCAGCCTCACCGAGTTCCGCGACCGCCTGCCCGAAGTGGTGGGCCAGCTGGACGCCACCGACCTGGCCGACCTGATCGCACGCGGCCTGTTCGCCGGCCACGTGGCCGGCCGTAGCGGGGCCTTGTAATGGTCGAGCTGCGCCCCCTGCCACCGGCCGAGGCCATCGAGTACTTCCGCCAGAAGGGCTTCGCCATCGGCTTTGACTACCGCGACGTCTGGCAGGCCGAGCACCAGGCCGCCTTCACCGTGGCCAAGGTCATGCAACTGGACATCCTCCAGGACATCCGCGCCGAGATCGACCGCGCCCTGGTGGAGGGCACCACGCTCCAGGACTTCCGCAAGCGCCTGACGCCCACCCTCCAGGAGAAAGGCTGGTGGGGGCGGCAGGTGCAGCGGGACCCGCTGACCGGCGCAGAGGGCGAGGTCCAGCTGGGCAGCCCGCGCCGGCTCAAGGTGATCTATGACACCAACCTGCGCACCGCCCATTCCGAAGGGCAGTGGGCACGCATCCAGGACAACAAGGAAGCGTTCCCGTACCTGGAATACGACGGCAACAACTCCGAGCACCCGCGCTTGGATCACTCCGCCTGGGACGGCCTGACGCTGCCGGTGGATCACCCGTTCTGGCAGGCGCACTTCCCGGTCAAGGCCTACGGCTGCAAGTGCCGAGCCCGGCCCCGTACGGCCAGCCAGGTGGAACGCTCCGGCCGCCCCGTAGGGCCGGCCCCCGTCGTGCCCCTGGTGCCCTACGTCAACAAACGCACGGGCGAGGTGCAGCAGATTCCGGCCGGCGTCGACCCGTCATTCCACTACCCACCGGGCGGGCGGCGCGGCAGCCTGGCCCGCCACCTGGTGGAGAAGCTGGAGGGCGCACCGCCGCCGCTTGCCCGTGCCAGCGTCGCCGACCTGGTCAACGGGCCCGCGTTCGCCACCTGGTACACCCAGCCGGCCGGGCGCTTCCCCGTGGCCCTGCTGCCCAAGGGCGCGGCCGAGCGCCTGGGCGCCCCCAGCCAGGTGCTGAGCCTGAGCGAAGAGACCCTGGCTGCCCAACTCAAGGGCCAGCCGCGCATCGTGATGGAGGATTACCAGCAGCTCCAGAACCTGCTCGACGCAGGCGCCCTCATCGAGCAGCGCGGGGGCGTGCTGCTCTACGTCCTGGAGCAGGCGGACGGCAGCGTGCTGGCGGCCGAGGTAGAGCGCAACGGAGCGGCCGTGCAGCTCACCCGCCTGCGCCGAATGACCCGCGCCCAGGCAATGAAAAACAAGGCCATCAGAAACGCGCTGCAAGGGGCCTAGCAGGCCAGGGCCTTGGCGACGGGTGCGGCGATGGGCGTTCGTTGAATCTAACGGCCATCTAACGCTTTCTAGCCGGTTCGAAATATCATGGTGCGACCAGGAAGGAGCACTGTGTATGTCAAAGACCGGCAATGACATTAGAAATTGGACAATCGGGGGAGGCGCTGCCGCGTTCATTTTTTTCCTCCTGGATAAGGGAGGCGATGCTCTGGTCAGCAACTACCTGACCAAGGAAGTCACTGATGGCCTCGGGTCTACTGTCTCCAGTTTTCTTGGGTCCAGTTCCGTCCCCAACTGGATAGCCATCCTGTTCGTAATAGCGGGCTTGGCTGCCGGTGCATTCTTCTGGTGGCGGGAGATAAACAGGCCAGCGACCAAGAGCGCAGCCGAGGTTGAGGCCGCCAACAAACGAGCGGCAGCCGCCATACAAGAACTTGAAGAACGCCTCGCCGACAGCGAGCTGCTCTTAAGCCACGCCAGCATGTCAGCCGCCTCTGCAAAAGAAGAGCTGACGCTGGAGGTAAAGAGACTGAAGGAAAAGAATCAGGCTCAATTCGACCTTATCCAGTCAGTGGAGGCTGAACTGCAGGCTGCCACTGATGCCCTCAAGAAGTCAGAGTCACTCAACAAAAAACTATTGGCGGACAAGGAAAAAGCTGAACAAGCTGCAAACACTCTCCAGTCACAGACCTCAGTATTGCTTGACGACCTGGAGCGAATCAAAAACGCCGAGAGCATGAAGGATTTCTTCGACACAGCGCTTAGCGCAAGAGCAAATGGGCGCGCTCGGCTGATTGAGGATTTCGAGAAGCGGCTGCTGAAAAAAAGACCACTGCTCGCGAGCGTAAAGAACGCTTCGCTGCACGATCTTTCCGAAGTCTTAGCCCCTGAACTCACAGGTAAAGAGCGGATGGTTCTCAAGGAGGCCATACGCTTTCACGATTTAGGAAAAACGATCAGTGCAAGTCAGCTCAACAAGCGCCTAAACCTCGAATATAAAGACCTGGATTCGGTTTTACAGGCGCTCGTTAAGCGAGGCGCATTACTTATCTCAGTGGAAGATAACCTTATTGAGGACGAATATATTCCCGCTCCTGGAGCAGAGTCGCGATTCCTTGATTAAGTAAGACTCTACTGAACCCCTTCATTCTACAAACACCCCTCCCATGCCGCCGACACTGGCGGCATGAACACACAAGCCCCCCACGCCAAACCCGCCGCCGTCGCCGCCTGCACCTTCGAACTGCCGGCGGCGGGCGGGCCCATCCAGCTCTTCCCGGCTGGCCCGTTCCAGGCCCGTGACGGGCGCCCCCATGACGTCCCCAGTGGCCACTGGATCATCGACGCGGCCATCGCCGCCCAGGTGATGGACCGCGCCGCTGCGCGCGCCACGGACCTGGTCATCGACTACGAACACCAGACCCTCAACACCGAGCGCAACGGCCAGCCCGCGCCGGCCGCCGGCTGGCTGAAGGGCACCGACCTGGAATGGCGCGAGGGCCAGGGCCTGTACGCCACCCAACCGGGCTGGACCACCACGGCCGCCGACTACATCAGCCGCCGCGAGTACCGCTACCTGTCCCCGGTGTTCGCCTACGACCCCGCAACCGGCGCCGTCCTGGAGCTGCTGCACGTCGCCATCACCAACAACCCCGCCATCGACGGCATGGACTCGCTGGCGCTGGCGGCTGCCCGCTTTCAACTGGCCAACCCGGCCACCCCACCCGCAGAGGAGAAACACGGTGTGAACCGCGAACAACTCATCACCCTGCTCAAGCTGGCCTCCGATGCCAGCGACGAGGACATCCAGGCCGCGCTGGCACAGCTGCAAGCCAACGCCGACCAGGTCCCCCAACTGGAGCAAGCCCTGGCGGCCACCAAGGCCAACGCGCCGGACCCGGCCAAGTACGTGCCGCTGTCCGTCGTCGAGGGCCTGAAACAGGACATCGCCGCGCTCAAGGCCAGCCAGATCGGCGGCGAAGTCGAAGCGCTGGTCAAGGCCGGCCTGGAGGATGGCCGCCTGCTGCCCGCCCAGGAATCCTGGGCCCGTGAACTGGGCACGTCCAACCTGGCCGCGCTGCGCACCTACCTGAAGACCACGCCCGCCATCGCCGCGCTGAAGTCGCAACAGACCAACGGCGTGCCCCCCACCCCCGAGAAGGTCGAGGAACTGGACGCGGAGGCGCTCGCCGTCTGCCGCTCCCTGGACGTCGACCCGAAGGACTACCTGGCCGAGCTGAAGGCCTGAAGGAGCCCCCATGACCGCGCTCGTACGTGACCGCAACACCCACCAGCAGGACGCCGGCATCGTCGCCATCCCGCTGGCCGCCAATGCCCGCGTCTTCGCGGGCGCCCTGGTGGTGGTGGGCGCCACCGGCTGGGGGGCTCCCGGCTCCGCCGCCACGGGGCTGACCTACGTCGGCCGGGCCGAAGAGGCCGTCGACAACACCGGGGGCGCCAATGGCGCCAAGGCCGTCCCGGTACGCCGCCGCCTGGCCTTCAAGTGGGCCAACGACGGCAGCATCACCCAGGCCCACCTCATGAAAACCGCCTACATCGTCGACGACCAGACCGTGGCCGCCACCGATGGCAGCGGCACCCGCTCCCCGGCTGGCCGAATCCTCGGCATCGAGGCCGACGGCGTGTGGGTGGAATGACCAGAACCCAAAGGAGAACCCCCACATGCTGATCAACAAGAACAGCCTCACGGCGGTCTTCACCAGCCTGAAGACCATTTTCAACAACGCCTTCGCGGCAGCCCCCAGCACCTGGCAGAAGATCGCCATGGAGGTGCCGAGCAACTCCGGGCAGAACGACTACAGCTGGCTGAGCAACTTCCCCCGGATGCGCCGCTGGGTCGGGGCCAAGGTGGCCAAGGCCCTGGAAGCCTACAAATACACGCTGGTGAACGAGGACTTCGAGGCCACCGTCGAGGTCGACCGCAACCACATCGAGGACGACCAGCTCGGCATCTACAAACCGCAGGCGCAAATGGCCGGTTGGTCGTCCGCCCAGTTGCCGGACGAGCTGGTTTACGAGGTGATCAATGGCGGCTTCAGCCGGCTGACCTATGACGGCCAGTACCACTTCGACACCGACCACCCGGTGGGCAACGGCATCGCCAGCAACCGCAGCACGGCACCGCTCTCCAACGCGAACCTGGCCGCCGCCACCGCCGGCTACGGCAACGGCCGCACTGCGATGCTCAAGTACGAGGACGACGAAGGGCGCTCGTTGAACGTGATGCCCAACGTGCTCCTGGTCGGCCCCGCCCTGGAGATCACCGCCAAGGCGCTGATGAACAACGACAAGCTCGCCGACGGCACGCCCAACCCCTACAAGGGCACGGCGGAAGTCGTGATGGACGCCCGCATCAAGTCCGATACCGCCTGGTTCCTGCTGGACACCAGCAAGCCGGTCAAGCCCTTCATCTACCAGCCGCGCAAGAAGCCGGAGTTCGTCCAGCAGATCAGCCTGGACGCCCCCGACGTGTTCAACCTCAAGAAGTACAAGTTCGGCGCCGAGGCCCGTGCGGCCGCTGGCTACGGCTTCTGGCAACTGAGCTTCGGCTCCACCGGTACGGGCGCATAAGGGGGTCACATGGCTGGCAAAAGCAACAGGGCGGCCAACACCGCCACCAAACCGGCACCGGCTGAAACCACCGTGCAGAACGCCGAGCAAGGCCAGGACGTCCTGGTGGTCGACACCGTGCCCGGCATCTTCGTGCGCAGCTTCGGCGAGAGCTTCCGCCGGGCGGGCTTCGTCTTCACCCGCGAGGGCCACGGGCTGCTGGTCGATGACCTGACCGAGGAGCAGCTCAAGGCACTGGTGAACGAGCCCATGCTCAACGTCCAGTACTGCGACTTCCCGGCCACCGAGGAAGCCGACAAGGCGCTGGTCGAGCTGGCCGACCGTGCCAAAGACAGCGCGAGCGACACCGCGCCCACTGGCACCGAACCGCCGCAGGGAGGTAACGCCTGATGTACGCCAGCGCCGTCGCCTTCCTGGCCCGCTACAGCCTGGACGAGATCGCCCAACGGGCCGATACCAGCGTGCCGCCCCTGGTGGACGGCGAGCTGCTGCGCCTGGCCGCCGAGGGCGCCGACCTGACCGCCTACTCACCCGAGGAACGGGCAGCAGCGGCGGCGGCGCTGGCACGGGTCAACCAGGTCCTGCAGGACGCCGACAACACCATCAACGGCTACCTCGCCGGCCGCTACCAGGTGCCCGTGGTCCAGGCCGAAGAGGTCCTGGAGCGCATCGCCGGGCAGTTGGCCCGGTACTACCTGTACGACGACGGCGCCCCGGAGCATGTGGAGAAGCGCCACGCCGATTCGCTGTCGTTCCTGCGTGACGTCTCCGCGGGCCGTGTCCAGCTGGGCACGGCGGCGGATGGCAGCACCGCACCGGTCGCCGCGTCGGCCGGTGCCGAGATGGTCAGCGGCGGCCTGGTGTTCGGCCGCGACAGCAGCCGAGGGTTCATCTGATGGCCGTCTCGATTCGGGTAGACAGCAACCTGCCGCAGGTGCGGCGACTGCTGAAGGCCTTGGCCCAGATGGGCCAGAGCCCCGGCCCGCTGCTGTCGCAAATCGCCTTCCTGGGCGAGAACAGCACCCGCGAGCGTTTCGACAGCGAGACCGGCCCGGACGGCCGGCGCTGGCGGCCCAGCCTGCGGGCCCAACTGCGCGGCGGGCGGACACTGACCCAGGACGGCCACCTCGGGGACTCCATCACCAGCCGGGCCGACGACAAGGCCGCCGAGTGGGGCACCAACCGCATCTACGGGGCGGTCCACCAGTTCGGCGCCACCATCCGGGCCAAGAACGGCGGCTTCCTGCGCTTCCCGCTCCCCGGTGGGGGCTGGGCTGCCGTGCGCCAGGTGACGGTGCCGGCGCGGCCGTACCTGGGCCTGTCCCGTGACGATGAGCGCGACATCCTCGACCTGGCCGGGCGCTACATCACCGGCCTCATCCAGCGCAACGCGCCGGGAGGTGCCTGATGTTGGGCAACCTGGAGAACGAGCTGGTCGAGCTGATCAAGGCCAGCGCCCTGGGCAAGCGCCTGCGTACCGTGGCGCCCCTGCCGGACGTGCCGGACAAGGACGTGATCAAGCGCTGGGGGGCGGAAGCCCCGGCGGCCTACGTGGTGGCCATGGAGGGCACCATCGACGGCGACACCTCGACGCCCCGGTTCGTGCTGGTGTTCGTGGCACGGAACGCCCGTGGCGCCGTGGCATCGCGCCAGGGCGGGAAACGCGAGGTCGGGCTGTACGACATGCTCGATGCCGGCATTGCCCTGGTGCGCTCCACCACCGAGGGCGCCAGTTGGCAGCCCACCGGCTACCAGTTGCTCCAGGACCCCGCCGTCCGCGATGCCGGCATGGAGGCCGGAATGGTCTCCGTCATGGCGACGGTGGACACCCCGTCCCTCGACCCCGAGGGGCTCAACCTGGGCGAGTTCCTGGAGTTCCACGCCGACTACGACCTGGACCCGGTGACACCCGAAGCCCATGGGCGCTGGGCCGACGAGGACCACAACGCCCCGGCGCCCGACGTGCAATCCCACATCAACCCGCAGGAGGGGCCATGACCCAATCCGCTTTCCTGGTGCCCGCCGAGGGCCTCCTGGTGCGCCACCCGCAGGGCGGCCACCTCAAGGCCGAGGGCGACACCGTGGTGCTCGACAGCTACTGGCGCCGCCGCATCGCCGACGGCTCCGTGACCGAGGGCAAGAAGAAGGGCAGCAAGCCCGACACCCCGAAGGAGTAAGCCGCCATGGCTGAGAACGTCAGTTTCAACGAGATCCCGGACAACATCCGCGTACCAGGCATTTACCTGGAGATCGACCCGAGCAAGGCTGCTGGCGGCGGCGCCGTGATGGAGCGGCGCCTGCTGCTGGTAGGCCAGCGCATGAGCGCCGGCAGCGTCGCGGCGCTGACCCCGGTCCGCCTGGGCAGCCAGGCCGGTGACCAGGCATCCGCCGCATTCGGCGCCGGCTCCATGCTGCACCAGATGGCCGCCGCCGCCCGCGCGGCCGACGCCTATGTGGACATCTGGGCCATGGGCCTGGACGACGACCCGGCCGGCCAGGCCGCCCTCGGCAAGGTGACCCTCAGCGGCAGCCCGACCGCCGCTGGCACCCTGTGCCTGTACGTCGGCGGCAGCCGGGTGCGCATTGGCGTCGCAGCCTCCGAGACGGTGGCCACCCTGGCCACCCGCCTGGCCGATACGGTGAACGCCACCAGCGGGCTGCCCGTCACGGCCACGGCCGCTGCCGGCGTGGTGACCCTGACCTGCCGCTGGAAGGGCGAGACCGGCAATGACCTGGACCTGCGCCTGAACTACTACGACGGCGAGTCGGTGCCGGCGGGCCTCCAGGCCGCCATCACCGCCATGGCCGGCGGAAGCGCCAACCCGTCGGTCAACCTGGTGCTCGATGCCATCGCCGGCCAGCAGTACTACAGCATCGTCTGCCCCTACACCGACGGCGCCAACCTGACCGCGCTGGAGGCCGAGATGGCCGACCGCTTCGGGCCGATGGAGCGGCTGACCGGCCATGTGTTCAATGCCCGCCGGGGCAACCACGCGCAGCTGAGCACCTGGGGCAACAGCCGCAACTCCCCCCACGTCAGCACCCTGGGCCTGTACGACGTCCCGACCCCGCCCTGGGTCGCCGCAGCGGTGTGGGCCACCGTGGCCGAGTCGTCCGGCTCCAAGGACCCGGCGCGGCCATTCCGCAGCCTGGTGCTGACGGGAGTCCTGCCGCCGCCGGAGAAGAGCCGGTTCACCCGCGCCGAGCGCAACCTGCTGCTGTTCGACGGTATCAGCACCTTTACCGTCGACCAGGGCGGCCAGGTGCTGATCGAGACCATCATCACCAACTACCAGACCAACTCGTTCGGGCTGCCGGATATCAGCCTGCTGCGCCTGGAAACCAAGTGGACCGTCGACTTCGTGCGGTTCCGTTTCAACGCCGCGATAGCCCGCGACTACCCGCGCCACAAGCTGGGCGACGTCGCCATCCCCGGCCAGGCCTACGCCACCCCGACCACGGTGCGCGCCACCCTGATCGCAGAGGCTTTGGCACTGGCGACCGAGGACGGCCTCATCGAGGACATCGAGGGCTTCAAGCGCGACCTCATCGTCAAGCGCTCCAACCAGAACCCCAACCGACTCAACGCCGTGCTCACGCCGAACCTGGTCAACCAGTTCGACATCTTCGCCGGCTCTGTTCAGTACCGCCTGTAAGGAGGCCCTATGCGCCATCACGGCCGCGCCACCATCAGCTATGACGGCAAACGCCTGGCCCCCAAGCCCGGCGCCACACTCAACCTGGGCGGCGTCAGCCGCACCGCCGAGCCCCTGGACGACGGCAGCGTGGGCTTTGCCGAAACCACCGCCGCCCCGGAGCTGAACTGCACCGTCCCCCTCACGGGCGCCCTGGACGTGGAAGGGCTGCGCAACATGACCGGCGCCACCGTGGTGTTCGAGTCGGATACCGGCAAAGGCTGGGTCATCCGCGATGCGTTCACCGTGGACGCCATGACCGTGGGCGCGGACGTCGCCCTGAAGATCAGCGGCCAGCCGGCCGTCGCCCTGTAAGGAGCCCCCATGAAAGCACTCACCACCACCGGCACGCTGCCTCGCGGCCTGATGATCGAAGGTACCCGCTACACCACCTTTGAACTGCGCGAGGCCGAGGTGGCCGACATGATCCAGGCCGAAGCCGAGACCGGCACGGTTGCCACCCTGGCCTACCACCTCCAGCTCGCCGTGCTCCAGCTGGTGAGCGTCAGCAACGCCGAGGGCGCCACCTTCAAGGGGCCGTTCGTGCCCTCGATGATCCGCCTGCGCGCCGACTTCGCCGCCATCCGCGAAGCCCAGATTCGCCTGGACGAGCTGGGAAACGACGAGCCGGGCGCCTCAAGCACCACTGGGACGCCGTCCAGCTGATCGCGCTCAAGCACCACTGGAGCCGGGCGGAAATCCTGGCGCTCCCCCTCGACGAGTTCAACCACTACCTGGGCAACCTGACGAAACCCTATGAGCAGAAACCTTGAACTGGCCCTGCGCCTGACCGCCGACGCCACCCGCTTCATGGCCGGGATGGCCAAGGGCGAAGGCGGCCTGCGCAAGCTGGGCAGCGCGGCCAAGCGCGAGCTGGATGCGGTGGGCAATGCGTTCCGCTCCGTCGAGGGGCGCCTGGCCCAGCTGGGGATCGGCGTGTCAGCCCTGGCGGTGGGCGCGCAGTCGGCCAACCTGGACAAGGACCTGGTGCAGCTCAAGCTGACGGCCGGGGCCACCGTCGAGGAAATGAACAGGATGCGCGACACCCTGTTCAGCGCCCAGTCCGCCACCGGCCAGACCGTGGACGAGCTGAAAGGCGGCGTCGATGCCCTGATCGCAGGCGGCCAGAGCATGGCCGAGGCGACCGCCACCGTCCGCCCCATGGCCGAGACCCTGGCGGTGGCCAAGACCAACGCCGACGCCCTGGCCAAGGCCATGGGCGTGGCGGGCAAGATGTTCGACATCGACCTCAGCCAGGCCGACCAGGCGCGCCTGCTGCTGGACCGCATGGTGGTCGCGGGCCGGGCCGGCAACGCCGAGCTGGAGAACCTGCCCGACGTGTTCGCCCGTATCGGCGGCAACGCGAAGTCAGCCAACCTTGGCCTAGACCAAACCCTGGCCCTGGTGGAAACCCTGAGCCTTGTCGAGCCCAATGCCGAGCGCCTGGCCACCCTGACCGACAGCACCCTCCGCGTCTTCACCAACCGCAAGTACATGGAAGACGCGGCCAAGGCAACGCGGGTCAAGTTCTTCAATGCCGACAAGTCCCGCCGCGACCCCCTGGACGTGATCGAGGACATCAAGAAGCAGTACGACAAGCTCAACAACGACAAGGACCGCTTTCGCTTCATCTCCAAGGCATTCGGCGCGGCGGACCTGGACACCCAGCGCGGCCTCAAGACGCTGCTGGATGGCCAGTCCCTCTCCCGACTGGACGAGATTCTCCGCGACATCAAAGGCGCAGGCGGCACCATCGCCCGCGACCTGCCGGAAGCCATCAGCAACTCCGTGGACCAGGTCGGCCGGCTGCGTGGCGAACTGCGCAAGGCCGCCGATGACTTCGCCCGGCCGGTCAATGACACCCTGAGCGGCCTGATCAAGTGGGGCCTCGACAGCAAGGACAACGGCGGCCTGGGCCTGAGCGGCAACGACATCCTGCTGGGCGGCGCGGTAGGCGCTGCCGGCATATTTGGCACCGCACGCTATGGCGGCAAGGCGCTCAAGGGCCTGGCCGGCAAGCTGGGCGGCACGGCGGCCGGCGTCGCCACGGGCAAGGCCCTGGAGGAAATGGCCGGCGTGACCCCGGTCTACGTCGTCAACATGCCCGGCGATGGCCTGGGCGGCGCCGGCCCGCTGGACAAGGTGGCCGGCCGCGCGGGTGGCCTGGGCGCCGCCGGGCGCCTGGGCCTGCAAGGGCTGGCCCTGGCCGGTGCCGGCGCGGCGGGCTACGGGGCCGGAACGCTGCTGAGCAGCCGCATCGACGACCAGCTCAGCCAGGCGGCCCGGCGCCAGACCACCCTGGGCAGCATGGCCTATGACGCCCTCCACGGTGACAGCGAGTCCACCGGCATCCTGGTGCGCAAGGCCATCAGCGAAGCCAACCCTATGGCCGGGCTGTTCAATCGCCTGTACGAGACCCTCCAGAACGCCCGCCAGTCCGAGGTTAACGGCAAGATCACCGTGCGCATCGAGAGCGACGGGCGCCCACGGGTCACCGAGCTGCAAAGCGCAGGCGTCGACCTGAGCACCTCCCCCTATACCGGCGGGCAGGGCTTCTGAGCATGGCCTGGCGCGATGACTACCGGCCCGGCTCATTCCGTGGCGTGCCCTTCAACCTGAAGCGCTCCAGCCGCAGTGGCGGCCGGCGCACGGTGCTCAATGAGTACCCGCTGCGCGACGAGGCCGGCACCCAGGACCTGGGCCGCAGCGCCCGCCGCTTCACCCTGGAGATGGTGCTGCTCGGGGCCGACTACATGGGCCGGCGCGACCAGCTCATCACCGCCCTGGAGGCCGCCGGCCCCGGCACGCTGGTTCACCCGTACTACGGCGAGCTGTCTGTCTCCGTCCTGGACGGCTACACCTGCGAAGAGTCCACCGAGCAGGGCGGAAGGGCTGGCATTACGGCCACCTTCGTGGAGACCAGCGAGAAGCCCAACCCGGACGACAGCCAGGTGCCCGGCGCCCTGGTGAACGAGGCGGCGGATGTCGCCCAGGCCGACGCGCTGGTGGAGTTCGAAGAGGCTTTCAACGTGGCCGACTACGCCGGCTTCGTGGCCGAGGGCGCCATCGATGCCCTGGGCAACGCCACCACCTACATCACCGAAGCGGGCGGCCTGCTGGCTGGGGCCGGGCGGTTCTCCACCCTGGCCGGGCGCCTCACCGGCAACCTGCAAGGGCTGATCGCGGCACCGGGCAACCTGGCCTACAGCATCCTCGGGATGGTCCGGGGGCTCAGCAGCACCACCGACCCGTGGGCCGCATTCCGCGCGCAAGCGGCGCTGTTCAACCTCGGCAGGAAAGCCAAGGCCGTGCGCCCCAGCGGCTACGTGACCCCCAGCCGCGCCCAGCAGGCCATCAACCAGGAGGCGGTTTATACCCTGGTGGAGCGCGCGGCCGTGACCGAAGCGGCGCGCCTGGCAACCGGCCGCCCCCTGGACGAGACCGGGCGCCCGTTCGACGGCCTGACCTACACCAGCCGGGACCAGGCCGCCGGGGTGCGCGACCAGGTCCTGGTGGAGCTGGACCGCCAGCAACTGGAGACCGCCCAGGGCCGTTACCGGCCATTGGCGAACCTGGCCACCCAGGTGGCCCTGGAGATGAACCAGCGCGCCGCCAGCCTGGCGCCGCTGTCGTCGTACCGCCCCCTCACGACCCAGCCGGCCCTGCTGATCGCCCATCGGCTCTACGGCGACGCCCGGCGCGCCGACGAGATCGTGGCGCGCAATGGCATCGCCCACCCCGGTTTCGTGCCGGGTGGCAGCGTGCTGGAGGTGCTGAAGAATGCCTGAGATCACCCTGCGCATTGGCGGCCGTGAGTGGGGCGGCTGGCAGAGCTACCGCGTCCAGCTGGGCATGCAGCAGCTCGCCGGCCAGTTCGAACTGGCACTGACCGAGCGCTGGGCCGGGCAGGCCTCGCGGCGCCAGGTGGCCGAGGGCGAGCCGTGCGAGCTGCTCTACAACGGCGAGCTGCTCATCACCGGCTACGTCGATCGCGTCATGCCGACCTACAGCGCCCAGGAGCACCGCCTCCAGGTGACCGGCCGGGACAAGACCGCCGACCTGGTGGACTGCTCCGCACCCACCACGCAATGGATCGGCCGAGGGCTGGCCGACGTGGCCCGCGAACTGGCCGCGCCGTTCGGCATCACGGTGGTGGACCAGGCGGGGGCGAATGCGCCGTTCCAGTCCCTCAAGCCCAACGACGGCGAAACGGTGTTTGAGATGCTCAGCCAGGCCGCCGCTATCCGTGGCGTGCTCCTGGTCACCGATGGCCGGGGCCGCCTGCTGATCACCCGCGCCGGCCGCGAGCGGGCCCACGACAAGCTGGCCCTGGGGCAGAACATCCTCCAGGCCAGCGGTAGCCGCGACTTTAGCGACGTGTTCAGCACCTACACCCTCAAGGGCCAGCAGAAGGGCAACGACGACTTCTTCGGCGAGAGCGCGGCAGCGGTGAAGGCCACCGCCACGGACAACCGCATGAAGCGCCACCGGCCCCTGACGGTGATCGCCGACCACCCCCTGGACGGCGCCGGGGCCCGTGCCCGCATCGAGTGGGAACGCAATTCCCGCTGGGGGCGCTCGCAGTCCATCACCTACACCCTGGACGGGCACCGGCAGAGCAACGGCGCGCTGTGGCGCCATGGGCTGATGGTGCGAGTGGACGATCCCTATCAGTACCTCAACGGGGCCGAGCGCCTCATCACCGAAGTGACCTACATCCTCGACGACCGGGGCGAGCGCACCGAGCTGACGGTTCAGCCACGCGAGGCCCTGGACGTCATCCCACAACCCGAACCGGAGGCCGTGGATGAGTTTTTCTAACCGCACACTGGTAGCCCTGCGCCGCCGCCTGGCGCTGATGGTGACGCGCGGGGTGGTCGCCCTGGTGAACGACGCCGCGAAGATGCAGGCGTTGCAGATCACCATCATGGATGGCGAGACCCTGGACGACGTGGAGCACTGGCAGCCCTACGGCTTCACCGCCAACCCCCTGGGCGGCGCCGAAGCCCTGGTGTTGTCGGTCGGTGGCCACCGCGCCCACAGCGTGGTGGTGAGCTGCGGAGACCGGCGCTACCGCCTGACCGGCATGGCCGGCGGCGAGGTGGCCATCTACACCGACGAGCAGGACAAGGTCCACCTCAAGCGCGGCCGAGTGATCGAGATCGAGACCCATACCCTCAACATCAAGGCCGCCCAGGGCGTGAACATCGACACGCCGACCCTCACCGCCACGGGCCAGATCGTTTCCCAGGGTGACCAGATCGCCCAGGGAATCAGCCAGGTGAGCCACGTCCACGGCGCTGTGATGCCTGGCCCTGGCATGACGGGGACGCCGGTATGAGTGATATCGCCCTGGTATGGAACGGCACCGAGGCCGACCTCGCCATCGAGGGCGGCGACCTGGTCCTGGAGGAAGGGCTCCAGACGGCGGCCGTCATCAGCCTGTTTTCAGACCGCCGCGCCCGGCTGGACGACGTCCTGCCGGCCGACGACGGCGACCGGCGCGGCTGGGTCGGTGACGCCTGGCCCCGTGTGGAGGGCGACCAGATCGGCTCGCGCCTCTGGCTGCTCAACCGCGAGAAGGACATCCCCGAGACCCTGCGCCGGGCCCGCGAATACGCCCGCGAGTCCCTGGCCTGGCTGATCGAGGACGGCATCGGCGCCTCGCTCGACGTCCAGGCCTCAGTGCCAATGCGTGGCGTGCTGCGCCTGGAGCTGACGGTGAATCGCCGCGACGGCTCCACCCTCAACCATCAATTCGACACGCTATGGGAGAACCTCTGAATGGCGTTCACCATCCCTACGCTTCTGGAAACCCGCGAAGACATCAGCTCCGACATGGAGACCTGGCTCCCCGGCACCCAGGCCCGCACCCGCCGCACCGTCCTGGGCGTGCTGGCCTTCGCCCAGGCCGGGGCCGTCAACGGGCTCCACGCGCACCTGGATCACCTCTACAGAAACTTCCTCCCGGACGAACAGGCCGACGCCCTGGGCGTCGAGCGCTGGGCCCGCCGTTATGGCCTCTGGTATCGCCAGCCCACCCCGGCTGCCGGGTCGCTGACCGTGACCGGCAGCGCCGGGGCCCGCCTGCCCGCCGGCACGGCCGTCCAGTACACCCAGGACCAGGTCTACCTCACCACCGCCGACCTGGTGCTGAGCAGCACCACGGGCGAGGTCTGGGTCCAGGCACAGAACACCGGCCAGGCCGGCAACCTGGCGGCAGGCATGCGACTCAACCTGGTCAGCCCCGTGGCGGGCATCAGCTCCGTGGCCATCGTCGCGGCGGGCGGCATCACCGGCGGCGAAGACGAGGAGACCCTCGACGGCCTGCGCCAGCGGGTCGGCCGGCGGATGTCACAGCCACCCCAGGGCGGCAGCCTGGCGGACTACGAGACCTGGGCCCTTGAGGCCCACCCCTCCGTGACCCGCGCCTGGGCGACCGAGCACGAGCAGGGGGCCGGCAGCGTGACCGTGCGCATGGCCTGCGACAACAACGCCGACCCGATTCCAGGGCCGGCCGTGATCGAGGCCTGTACCGCCTACATCGACCAGCGCCGCCCGGCGGGCCGCCGCTCCGTCTATGTGGTGCCGCCCGTGGCCCAGCCCGTGCAGTACCGGATACGCCTGGTGCCAAATACCCCGCAGGTCCAGGCCGCCGTGGAGGCTGAGCTGCGCGACCTGCACCGCCGTGACGCCGTGCCGGGTGGGCCGCTGCTCATCAGCCGCATCCGCGAAGCGGTGAGCATCGCGGCCGGCGAGAGCGACAACAGCGTGCTGGCCCCCACGGCGGACGTCACCGCCACCACGGGCAAGCTGGCCACCTTCGGAGGCATCCAATGGACGGTGTGACGCCCGAAAGCTACGGGCGCCAGACTGCCCAACTGCTGCCCCCTGGCAGTGCCTGGACCCGCGACCCCGAAAGCAACCTGGCTCGGCTGCTCGCTGCCCTGGGCGCCGCCCTGGCCCGCGCCCATCGGCGGGGGCTCGACCTGTTCAACGAGACCGACGCGGGCGAGGCCTTCGAGACCCTGGAGCGCTGGGAAACCCAGCTGGGCCTGCCGGATGGGTGCAGCATCCAGGGCTCGCAAACCGTCCAGGAGCGCGTCCAGGCCGTCCTGGCCAGGCTGCTCGATGCCGGCGGCATGGCCCGCGCCGACTTCCTCGCCCTGGCCGAGGTCATGGGCTACCCCAACGCCTCCATCACCGAATTTGGCGCCAGGCGTTACGGCCGCGCCCGCTTGGGCGAGCCCTACGGCGGCGAAGACTGGGAAAACGCCTGGCAACTCAACCTGCCCACGAGCCTGGTCATCGAGCGCCGCCACGGCCGCAGCGCCATGGGCGAACCCTACCGCGTATGGGGCGATAGCCAGTTCGAATGCGTCATGCACAAGCGCAAGCCGGCTGGATCGATCCTCACCTTTACCTATGGAGACACCTGATGGACTACCCGAAAGACGCATCCGTCGGCTTGCTCAATGGCAAGTTCACCGACGGCAACCCACTGCTGGGCATACCCGCCTCCCGCGACCCTGCCAGTTGGGCAAATGCCGTAACTGACGAGATTCTCGCCGTCGTTACCTCCGCTGGCTTGGTGCCAAACGAAGCCGTAACCAACCAACTGTTACAGGCCATCAACGCAAAGATCACGGCCGCAATTCCAGCTAGCCCAGCTGACGCGAGCCCGACGATAAAAGGCATCCTGAAGCTGGCAACACAGGCGATAACTGACGCGGGAGTTGATAACGCGACGGGGATAACCCCCCTGGTACTGGCAGCCACACTGAGGAACCGAATCGCCACGGCGGGTCATTTCGTAAACCTGAAGGTGAGCTGCACAGGAGCGGACCCAACGATACTCATATCCGCTGATCAGCTAGTGGTTGGTGACGGCATCGGTAATGCCCGAATCCTGCGAAGCGTTGGAGTGTCAATAAACACCGCAGCTTCTGGCTTGAATGGCCTTGATACCAGCACCTCTGCAGCGAATACCTGGTACTACGCGTTTGTGATTTTCAACCCAGCGACATCGAGCGTTGCGGCTGTGGCCTCTCTCAGCCCGACAGCGCCGTCGCTTCCCGCCGGATACACCCATTTTGTTCGGGTGGGTGCGTACCGCACGGGAGCAGGTTCCGCCAGATTGCCGCTGTCGTTCATTCAGGCAGGGCGCAGCGTGCGATACAAGATTGAAGCTGTAGGCAACGTGACAGAACTCCCTGTCATGGCTTCAGGCCTGGCCGGTTCCCCTGAAACGCCAACTTTTGTCAGCGTGGCGGTGCAGGCATTTGTACCCCCCACGGCTACGGCGGTCTCGGTCAGAACGACGCGGATTGTTTCGGGAGGGCGCGTTGTTGTTGCGCCTAGCGCCCTCTACGGACCGCCAGTTACCGATACCAGGGCAACCGCTCCGATAGCCATTTCCGGCACGACAGCGTTTGGAATGGCTCCTTCAGCAGACATCGTGCTGGAGTCTGGAAACATCTATTGGGCTAGCAGCATATCCACCGTTGCGCTGCTGTGCGTGGGCTGGGAGGACAGCATATGAGTTTTGCTATTCGCAACGACAAACAGGGGCAGCGCGCGGTAAACAGCCCAGATGATGTCGGCCCCGATGAGTACTTCAGTGAGACCCTGATTCAGATAGAAATGGTGCCGAGCGCGGCCATGGTGGACGAAGAAAGGGAGCGGCGCCTCGATGCTGGCATCGAGTTCGGAGGCAGGTTGTTCCAGAGCCGAGCCGCTGATCGCGAGAACATCAGTGGTGCCGCCCAACTCGCCTTTATTGCCATCGTTGGCGGTGCCAAACCGGGCGATTTGCGCTGGTCTGACTCCGACCAGGACTTTATCTGGATTGCTGCCGATAACAGCCTGGTCCCCATGGACGCGCCCACGGTCGTGGAGTTCGGCAAGGTGGCTGCAGGCCGTAAACAGGCGCTCATCTACGCTGCGCGCGCGCTGAAGGACAAGGCTGTCATCCCCGGTGACTACGCCGACGACAAATGGTGGCCGTGATGAAGCGCTTCCCGATGCCCTTGCAGGTCGAGCAACTGAACGACGGCACCTGGCGCCTGATGGCGCCATTCTTCTACCAGGACCCCGGCCAGGGACTGATCCAGGTCCCCGGCCGCTTCGACACCGACTTCGCCAGCGTCCGACCACTGCGCAACCTGGCCGTCATCCTGCTGGGCGTCAGCCTGGCAGTCGGCGGCCTAGGGCTGCTCCTGGACTGCCCGTTCCTGGCGATGTCGGGTGCAGCGCTAGGGGCCTTCGGGTTCGGAGCGCTGCTGCTGTATGCCGCCGTGGTCGGCTACGGCAACGGCCCGGCGGTGATCCATGACTACCTCTACAGCACCGCCAACCTGTCCCGGCGGCAGTCCGACGAGGTGTTCTACAACGCCCTACGCTCTAGCGGCGTCGCCCGCTGGCGCGCCTGGCTCATGTGGGCCGGCGTGCGTATCGGGGGTCACTGGAGGTACGGCCCATAAAGAAAGAAGCCCGCATGTGCGGGCTTCAGTCGAGCATTCCGATTTCGGCAGATCGGCGTGGATCGGGGCAGGCGCCCCTCATGTTCTCCCCACGCATGGGCGGAACGCCTGGGAAGAAAACCAGTTCCTGAGACTCAAAGGCATAGGCAATCGCCTGCAAGCTGATCTGCCGCAGCTTGCGAAAGCCGCTTTCATACTGCTCGATGGCGAGCGAGCTTACCCCACAAGTATTGGCCAACTTGTCGACGCTCCACCCGAGCAACTGCCGCGCCTCGGCGCACTGCTCGGGGCTCATGGTGAAAAGCGAAATATGGGCGTATGTGCTCAT